GGCACGACTACTTTACCAGCTGTTTGCCCTGGCCCCAGGCTGATACTTGGGACGAAGTAACTTTGCCGCTTGGAACTAGTGCAACCGTAAGCGGATCCATTGTAGGTGATGGAACTAATGTACCAACGTGGGGTCCCAATGGTACTAGTATGCAAGACTCCAGCCTGGATGTGCGGATGGCAAGTTCGGCGGGTGGCAACTTATATTGGGATGATCCCGAGTTAGTATTGAGCGGAGCGACCGCCGACCTAACTACAGCTACAGCGGCAACGATCAACGAGCTCCGGCAGGCATTCGCGGTACAGAAAATTCTTGAGCGGGATGCTAGGGGAGGCCACAGGTACGTGGAGCAATTACGCTCACATTTCGGAGTAATTTCTCCCGATGCGCGGCTCCAAAGACCGGAAATTTTGTCAACAATGTCCGGCAGGATTAATATCAGCCCAGTAGCACAAACCTCAGAAAGCGGAACAGATGCCCTCGGAACGCTCGCCGCTATCGGGACCGTAGGGATCTCCGGAAAAAGCTTCACCCGATCGTTTGTAGAACATGGATATATTTTCTGCATTGGAAGCGTGAGAGCAGACCTGACATACCAGTACGGAATCGACAAAATGTGGAGCCGAGAAACAAGGTTCGATTTCTACTGGCCAGCATTGCAGGGACTCGGAGAACAAGCGGTGCTCAACAAGGAAATCTTCGCGCAGGGAATTGCCGCGGATGAAAACGTATTTGGATATCAGGAAGCGTGGGCAGAATACAGATTCCAAAACTCAAAAATTACCAACGCAATGAGAAGCACGGCGGCAACACCACTGGATGAATGGCACTTGTGCCAAGAGTTCGCAACACTACCGACGCTAGGATCTACATTCATGAAAGAAGACCCCCCGATAGATCGAGTCGTGGCAATCGATACACAACCACACTTTATATTCGACAGTTACTTCGACATCAAACACACAAGGCCCATGCCTGTATACTCAACGCCAGGTCTCATCGATCACTTCTAGGAGTAAAAAATGGACTTCGGATCACTAGCAAGTTCGTTTGGTGGTGGTAGTGGCCTATTAGATATTGGATTCGGTGTTTATGACCGTTTAACACAAAAAGACCAATTCAATAAGGGCTTCTCACTATCTAAAAACGCACTCTACAACAAATACCAAATATCAGCCGCCGATATGAAAGCAGCCGGTATCAATCCGATCATGGCGGCAACTAGAGGATTTCAAACGGGAGGTGGTGGAAGCGGGCCGAGCCCAATGAGCCCGAGCCGAGTCGACGTAGCAAGCGCAGCCGCGCTACACGCCCAGGCAGACAAAAACAAAGCCGAAGCGGAATACATCCGCGGAGCAAAAACCGATCAAACAGGAGCGGAAGCGGATTTCAAAAGAGAAGCCGCAAATTACCAAAGACTACTCGGTGGAGAAGTACCCTTTAAAATAGACCAAATCCGGGTAGCCACCGAAAGAATGATGGGCGATGCCGAATGGCAAACACTCAAAAAGAAATTCTTCGAAAACATTAACCTGCTATGGGACGAAATCGTTCGACAAAACTCCGGAGCAAACTCATTCGGAGCAAAAATCGCCGATTTCATATACTGGCTAAATAGCGCCGACAAGGTATTGTTGAAACGACTAGCAAAAGTAGACAGCGAAGCCGAACTAAGAGCAATCACAAGCGGTGCAAAAGAACTACACAACAAAAACCCAGAAATCGGAGGACCTTAACATGAAACGCGAACGTAGAAGCTGCGCAATCGATTTTAGCGATGACCCTGGACTCACGGAACAGAGCCACAAGGAAGCGTGCAACGTAAACAATATTATCAAGAAACATCTAGCGACCGGGGCTATCACCCATCTGAATAAAATGGAGGCCCAGTATGGAGATGTTTCTGGAATTGACTTTCAAAGTGCACTTGAAACTGTTGAGCGCGCTCAGGAGGCATTTAACCTCCTGCCGAGCAAGGTGCGAAAAAAATTCAAAAACGACCCTGGCGTGTTCCTTGACTTTACTAATAACCCGGATAACGCCGAAGAAATGGTCGAGTTGGGCCTTGCAACTCGAAAAGAAATCGAAGGATTGGTTAGAAAAAAAGGAAAAATAGATGAAACTGACGGGACTGGTACTGACGTGGCTGCCGAAAATATTGGAGAGGGTACTTGAAATAGTAGACGACGACCTAGTCGACGAGATCATAAACCAAAGCATAGAACGGATGCAGAAACTGATAGAGCAGTCCGAGAATAGTTGGGATGATAGAATCATATTGCCGCTATTAGAAATCATAAAGCTGGCACGTATGGAGAAAAGGGAAATCCCACGGCAATGAAAAGGGGCCCGCCGGGGAGGGGCGGGCCAAAAGAGGGGCCCGTAAAACGGAGCCAGAAAGGTATAGAAAAAACCTATAGAAGTATAGAAAAAAACAACTTGTAAAAAGAGAAAAAACTGATATAATAAGTACAACTCTAACAAAGGAGAAAGGATGGAAAAAATGGAACTCAAAAAGGTAACCGTAAAGGTAGAGTTAATGCCGTGGATAGCAGCGAAAGAGCTGCAAAAAATGCATGGGGGACTAACGCCGACAGTCGCTCAAATAATCAATGCAGCCGTAAAAGCATACTGCGCAATTTCATACCATGCAGAAAATGAAGAACAGCCTTCGGCAATCTGGAACCTCTACAAGCTTCTTGCGGACGACTACGACAAAAGGCATAACCCATACAGAAAAGGTGACGAGGAATAGAAAACCTGTCACCTGCACCAGTTGTATCAAGAGAACAACTGGTGCGGATGACTCTCAACGCCCCAAAGGGGCAGAAAGGAAACAAAAATGCGCAGACGACGAGCAGGACGCGGAAGCCGAAAAACGTTCAGGAGAACGGCTAACAAGACCGACAGAAGGAATATAGCGCCCCCGCCGCGACGCGGCGGAATCCGCCTCTAAATGGCCTGCAATGCCCCTTTATGGGGCTGGCCAGGACTAAAGAGAACGAAAAACGGAAAAACCCCGATCGTATTTGACAGGGACCAAGCGATACCGGGAAGTCGAGCACAGCCAGTACCGTGTTCACAGTGCATCGGCTGCCGCCTCGAAAAAACACGAGAATGGGCAATCAGATGCCACCACGAGGCCAGCCTGCACGAACGTTCAAGCTTTATCACGCTAACGTATGATGATGAACACATACCAAACGATTGGAGCTTGGATAAAGAACACTTTCAAATGTTCATGAAACGACTTAGAGCAAAATGGGTCCAAAAAGATCCCCTAAAGAGAAAATGGGGCCAAGTCGAAAAAATCCGCTTCTATATGTGCGGAGAGTATGGTCCAAAAACCGGGCGGCCGCATTACCATGCTTGCCTTTTTGGTTTCGGGTTCGACGACCTGGTAATTTACAAAGAGGCACCCGAAGGAAATATCTATATTTCAGAAGAATTGAATAAACGTTGGGGTTTGGGTTTCACGACGGTAGGAGAGGTAACTTATGAGTCGGCCGCGTACGTGGCAGGGTACACAATCGGGAAGGCGACGGGGCCGCGGAAGGACGAGTACGAAAGTCTGGATCTGGAGGACGGACAGATCTACACGGTACAACCACCGTATGCAACGATGTCACTTAAACCGGGAATTGGTGCCGAATGGTTTGCCAAATTTGGAAACGATTGTTTTCCAAAAGACTTCGTCACCATCAACGGCCGAAAACAAAAACCCCCCAAAGTCTACTTCGACGCATACGAAAAAGAAAACCCTGAAAAAGGAAAAGAACTACGACTAAAAAGATTGAAAGCAGCATTGGAAAATCCAGTTACACAACAAGCGCGAGAAGCTAATGAACGCGCAAAACAAAAGCGGGCCAAACAAATGGACGCGAAAATCTAAGGAAAACAAAATGGAAAAACAACTTGCTTTCTCAGTCTACGATGCAAAAGCAGAAGCCTACATGCAGCCTTGGTTTCTACCAACAGAAGCCCTAGCTGTCAGAGCTTTCCAAGACTGCGCAAACGATCCCGAACACAATTTCGGAAAGCACCCGGAGGACTACACACTGTTTATGGTCGGCGCTTGGTCACCGGAAACCGGGACACTAACTTGCCCAGACACGCCTTTCGCCGTGCTCACGGGGATCTCAGCAATCCACCCGAAAAAAAAGGACAACTAAATGAAATCCGTAATGAAACACAATTTCGCAAAAATCGAAAACCCGAAAATCCCGCGAAGCACATTCAATCGATCGTTTACACACAAAACCGCATTTAACGCCGGAAAACTGATTCCTCTGATGGTAGATGAGATCCTCCCAGGCGATACCGTAAAAGTAAACGTAAACGCGTTCGCCAGGCTGGCAACGCCAATCTTCCCGCTAATGGACAATATGGTAATGGACCTGCACTGGTTCTTCGTACCGAACCGACTAGTGTGGAGTAACTGGCAAAAATTCTGTGGCGAACAGGAGGATCCGGGAGACAGTTGCGATTATACAGTACCAGTAAATCAATGCCCCGCAGGTGGATACAATGAAGGCGACCTAGCAGATTACATGGGAATTCCCATTGACATCGACAACATCGAAATCAACGCACTTCCACTGCGTGGCTACCGGCTAATTTACAACGAATGGTATCGCGATCAGAACATAAACAACAGTATAACAGTAAACCTCGGGGACGGCCCCGAAACAAATGAATACGAAGTATTAAACAGAAACAAAAGGCACGACTACTTTACCAGCTGTTTGCCCTGGCCCCAGGCTGATACTTGGGACGAAGTAACTTTGCCGCTTGGAACTAGTGCAACCGTAAGCGGATCCA